GAAAGTTTTGTCTATTAGACGAAACTTTGCGCCCAATGATCCAAAGAAAAATAAAATCCAATATTTTGTCCACTTCAAATTTCTGCCCGGACTAGGATTTTATGGCTTAGGATTAATTCATATGATTGGCGGATTGAGTCGTACTGCAACTGCGGCTCTCCGTCAATTATTAGACGCTGGAACATTATCCAACCTACCCGCAGGATTTAAACAAAGAGGTGTCAGAGTAAAAGATGACGCTCAAAATATACAACCAGGTGAATTTAAAGATGTTGACACTCCTGGTGGTAATCTAAAAGATGCTTTCGTATTCTTACCTTACAAAGAACCATCGGCTACATTATTGCAATTGATGGGAATTGTAGTTCAAGCAGGACAGAGATTCGCGTCCATTGCTGACATGCAGGTTGGGGACGGGAATCAACAGGCCGCTGTTGGTACGACCGTAGCTCTTTTAGAACGTGGTTCAAGAGTAATGTCAGCAATCCATAAAAGACTTTACGTAGGTCTAAAACAAGAATTTAAATTACTTGCCAAAATTTTTGGTGAGTCTTTACCTCCTGAATATCCGTATGATGTTATTGGTGCATCAAGAAATGTAAAAGCAAAAGATTTTGATGACAGAGTAGATATACTTCCTGTTGCAGATCCAAATATATTTTCTATGTCACAAAGAGTTTCACTTGCACAAGAACAATTAAGATTAGCAACTTCTAATCCACAAATGCATAATATGTATATGGCTTACAGAGGAATGTATGAGGCGATTGGTGTAAAAGACATTGATAGAATTTTACCTCCACCACCACCAAACATGCCAAAAGATCCTGCAATGGAACACATTGATGCGATGGCCGGCAAATCTTTTCAAGCATTTCCTGGTCAAGATCACAGAGCTCACATTACAGCTCACTTAAATTTTATGGCAAGTAATTTTGTTAGAAACAATCCTAGCATTACAGCAGCATTAGAAAAAAATATTATGGAGCACATATCGTTGATGGCACAAGAACAAGTACAATTAGAGTTCCCACAAGAGTTTGCTATGTTACCACAAATGCAACAAGCAGCTGTTATGAACCCACAAATACAACAACAAATGCAAGAAATATCTCAAAAGATAGAAGCTAGAAAAGCAATCTTAATTGCAGATATGACTGAAGAATTTATGAAAGAAGAAAAAGAAATAACTTCTCAGTTTGACCATGATCCATTACTCAAACTAAAACAAAGAGAAGTAGATTTAAAAGCTATGGATGCTGAACGTAAAATGAAAGAGGACCAGGCTAGAATAGATTTAGATAGAGCTAAAATGGTTCAAGCAAAAGATCTTACTGAACAGAAATTAGAACAGAACGAAGATTTAGCTAAATTAAGAGCTGATACTTCAATAGAAAAATCATTGATGTCTATGGGTACTAAATTGGCGTCAGATGCAGATAAAACAAGAGACGTACAGATCTTGAAAGGTCCGAAACGATAGTGTATACAAACTATAGGAGAAAAATATGAAAAAAGAAAAACACGGTAACTCAATGTTTCTTAACAAAGATGGCTATGCTAAATCTGTTGACATAGAGATTCCTGATCAAAACTTAGAGATGGACCCAAGAGGTAAATCAAGTTTTAGAGGTAAAGGAGTTTATATTGCAACTGGTAATGTAGCTGATGTTAGAGGAACAAAAGCAATGTTACCTGAAAAGAAAAAAACAGCTAAGTGGTATTAGTATGTGGTTGTCGGCAATTAAATTAGCCGTTTCTGCTGGAAGTAAAATATACGCTAACAAGCAGAAAACGAAAATGGCAATGTCAGATGCACAACTAATGCATGCTGAACGTATGGCCCGAGGTGACGAAGCTTACCAGGGTAAATTGCTAGAGGCCCGACAGTCAGACTGGAAAGACGAAGCCGTTTTGATAATTCTTAGTTTGCCCGTGTTGGTGCTGGCCTGGGCGGTCATATCAGATGACCCGACTGCGATGGACAAAGTAAAATTGTTCTTCGACATGTTCTCACAGCTCCCGTCATGGTTCACCAATTTGTGGATCCTTGTCGTGGCGTCAATATATGGTATAAAGGGCACACAAATTTTTAGAAACGGAGGAAAAAAATGAGAAATGATTTTGGAACAAGACCATTCAAATCAAGATTTGGTGGTAGCCAAGCTATGAAAAAAGGTGGATCTGCTAAAAAGAAAAAGCAGGGCTACAAAGATAGAAAAGATGAATCTATAGCTATGAGAATCAAAAAGAAAAGAACTCCTGCACAGTTAAAAGCTAGCAGAGATGAGTCTTATGGTAAGTTTGGTTCTAAAGCTAAAAAATCTGGTAAAATAAACAAATAGTAAAAATATGAAAAAAATGAAAAAGAAAAAAAGTAAATTTCCTGATCACTCAGGTGATGGTAAAATTACTAAAAAAGATATCTTGATGGCTAGAGGAGTTATTCCTAAAACCAAAAAGAAAATGAAAAAGAAAAAATAATGCTTAGAAAACTTTGGAATAAAATTAAAAATTTATTTACTCCTAAAAAGGAGATAGATGAACATATAGAATTTTACACTAAAGTTCCGGAACCGGAAATACCGGTTCACACTAGTGAGCATTGTAAAGACCACACGAGGTTTAGAAAATCTTGCCCCATGTGTATGGAGTTAGCAAATGGCTAGGCCTGGTCTATATGCAAACATCCACGCTAAAAGAAAGCGTGGAGGAAAGATGCGAAAGAAAGGTGCAAAAGGTGCACCAAAAGCATCTGACTTTGCAAAAGCAAAAAAAACAGCGAGGAAAAGATAATGGCAAAGCTATGTCCAAAAGGTAAAGCCGCAGCAAAAAGAAAATTTAAAGTCTATCCTAGCGCTTATGCTAATATGTATGCATCAGCGGTGTGCTCAGGTAAAGTCACACCAGGTGGTAAAAAAAATCGTAAAAAGAAAGCCGGCGGTGGAATAATTGACATGACTAGAATGCAATACGTAAAAGGAGGTATAGTATAATGGCAAAAGTAAAATCACTACAATCATCAGAAGAATCTAAAGCAAAAAAAGCAGCTGAAGATTTAAGATTTAAAAATACAACTGAAAAACAAAAAAAGTTTCTTAAAGAAAATCCAAATGCAAAAACTATGGATGAAATGGAAAAAAAGATTGCAGACGCAAAATCAAGAACTCAATCTGTAAGCAAAATGAATCCAGTTGCTTTTAAAAAAGGTGGAAAAGTTAAAGGTTGTAAAATGGCTAAAAGAGGAAAAGGAAGAGCTTACGGAAAGAATTCATAATGGGTCTTCGAAAATGGGTACAAGAGAAATGGGTAGACATTGGAGCTCCGAAGAAGGACGGCAAGTATCAGCCGTGCGGAAGATCGAAGGGGAGCAAAAGAAAATATCCGAAATGCGTACCACTTGCAAAAGCCACACGGATGACAAAAGGGCAAAAGGCCTCTGCTGTCAGACGAAAAAGAGCGGCAGGTAATCCTGGAGGAAAACCTACAAACGTTTCTACATTTGCAAAAAGAAAGAAAGCAATGGACGGTGGCGTTATAAACATGACTAGAATGGTAAATGTATAATGACTGAAAGAAGAGAAAACCCAATTTCAAGAAATAAAAAAAACTACAGACCTACAAAGTCTGGAGCAGGCATGACTAGAGCCGGTGTCGCTGCCTACAGAAGAGCAAATCCCGGTTCTAAATTAAAAACAGCCGTGACCGGTAAAGTGAAAAAAGGGTCAAAAGCTGCTAATCGTAGAAAATCATACTGCGCAAGATCACTAGGACAATTAAAAAGATCATCAGCTAAAACACGTAACGATCCTAACTCACGAATCCGTCAGGCAAGAAGAAGATGGAAATGTTAATATGAAAAAAGCAAAAGCAAAAATAAAAAAAGTGATTAAAGGATTGGGCAAAGCAGTCAAAGCTCATACTAAACAAAAGAAAATGTTACAAGGAGCAATACGTGGAACCAGAACAAGTACTAAATAATCTTAAACGAGCTTTGAATAGAAGAGTAGAGGCTTTGGCAATTTCGGTAACGTCCGGCGGGGTTGACAATATGGAAACATATAAGTATATAATAGGACAGATTAATGCACTGGAATCAGTGCGTCAGGAAATCTCTAACCTGCAACAAGATAAGGAGCTAAATGAAACAACAGGCACAATCATCGACATCAAGTCAAAAAATAATAACTCCAAATAAAAAATTAGTTGGAGTTAAACAATCTGAAAAATCAAGATTACCAAAACCAACTGGATGGAGAATATTAGTTTTACCATTTAGAATGGATGAAAAATCTAAAGGTGGTGTGTTGTTTGCAAATGAAACAGTTGACAAACAGCAAGTCGCGTCACAGTGTGGAAACGTTTTAGCAATGGGTCCAGATTGTTATAAGGATGAAGAAAGATATTCTGAGGGTCCGTGGTGTAAAGTTGGAGACTGGGTAGTCTTCGCACGTTACGCAGGGTCTAGAATTCAAATTGAAGGTGGGGAAGTTCGTCTTCTTAATGATGACGAAGTATTAGCAACGGTGGAAGATCCAACAGATATCTTTCATCAATTTTAACATAGAAGGAGTAAACTATGCCAGAAGAGGAAAAAAAGAAACCGAGTGAAATACCGGTCGATATAGATACATCAGGCCCAGAGGTAGATGTAGATATAGAAACGAAAGACGATCAAGAAACAGGAACAGATAAAACATTTGAAAACGAACGAGAAACAAAGTTAGAAGAATCAGCTGAACAGAAAAAAGAAGACGATTCAAAACTAGAAGACTACAGTAAAGGTGTTCAAGCTCGTATTGCTAAGCTCACTCGTAAGATGAGAGAAGCAGAACGAAGAGAAGCTGCTGCTGTAGAATATGCCAATGCATTAGAAAAGAAAAGAAAAACAGATCAAGAAAGATTTAATAAAGTCGATTCTGATTATAATGCAAAATTTGCAGAGTCTATAAAATCTGAAATGGAAGCAGTTCAAAAACAATTAGCAACTGCTATCGAATCTCAGGATGCGGCTGGGCAAGTTCAAGCAAACAAAAGAATTGCTGAGTTAGCATTTGAAGATGCAAAACTTAAGCAAAGAGCATCAAACGTTAAACAGGATGAAGAACCTGTTAAACTTTCTGATGGTGGAAACTTACCAAGACAAACTCCGACACAAATGCCGGAGGCTGATCCAATGGCTGAAAGTTGGGCAAGTAAAAATTCTTGGTTTGGTACGGACAGAGCTATGACTTTTACTGCTTTTGAAATCCACAAGGATTTAGTAGAAAAAGAAGGTTTTGATCCTAAATCAAACGAGTATTACGAGGAGATCGACAAAAGAATCAGAGTTGACTTTCCACACAAATTTGGTAATACTGAAGATAAGCAATCGAACAGGGCCGTTCAGTCGGTAGCTTCGGCTAACAGAAGCTCAAAACCTGGTCGCAAACAAGTGAGACTCACTTCCTCACAAGTAGCAATAGCTAAAAAATTAGGAGTGCCACTAGAAGAGTATGCTAAACAATTAAAACTCACGGGAGGAGCATAATATGACAAACGAAAAAACTTCACGTGCGGCTGTAACACGGTCAAAGACTGAAAGACCAAAAGTGTACAAGCCACCTTCATCTCTTGATGCACCGCCAGCGCCAGACGGCTATAGGCACAGATGGATCAGGGCTGAATCTGTAGGTTTCCAAGATAGTAAAAACATCTATGGAAGACTTAGAGAAGGGTATGAATTAGTGAGAGCTGATGAATACAAAGATTCAGACTACCCAATTGTTGCCGATGGCAAATACGCTGGAGTCATAGGAGTCGGAGGCTTGCTCTTGGCAAGGATACCGGAAGAACTCGCGCAAGCTAGAAGTGCTTATCAGAAAACACTTTCTGAAGGGCAGGACGAAGCAATCGAAAACGACCTTCTGAAGGACCAAGACAAACGAATGCCTATCAAAGTTGATAGAAGTTCAAAGCACACTTTCGGTGGTACCAAGAAGTAATTCTCAAACTATCGATAGTTAATATAAACCCGTACTGGAGGCCGTTTAACGACGGCAGGTACATTAAGGAGTAACACAATGGCTAATAAACAAACAGCTGGTTTCGGTCTTGAAGCTTCTGGTGTAATGGGACAAACTCCCGCTACTTCAGGTCAAGGCAGATACTGGATAGACGCTGGTGATGCTACTGCGATATACAACGGTGAACTCGTAAGAATCACTGCTGGTTATGTCGTGACTGCACAGGCAGCGGTAACAAACCCTACACAGGGTGTGTTTAATGGTTGTTTCTACAACGATGCAACTACTAATAAGCCAACTTGGAGTAATTTTTATCCAGGTGGTATTACTCCAGCAAACAGTGAAGACATTAAAGCGTATGTAATGGATAATCCATTCCAGATTTACAATGTAGTAACTGATGCACAAATCGCAGCGAACGTTCCTGCTTCTCATGCTAAATTCATGGAAACTTATGGAATGAACGTTTCGGCTACATCAGGAACTGCTTCTGGCGGAAGATCTTCTTCTACGCTAAAAGTCTCAGCTGGTTCACATGCAACCAACAATCAATTTAGATACTTAGGAGACTCTGAGGATCCTGAGAACAACGATGTAACTGTAGCTTTCGCTACAGTCAGAGTTGTACAAGCTCTAAATGATTTGGTCATGGATACATAATATAGGAGCATAAAATGGCAATATCACGAGCACAGCTAGTTAAAGAACTAGAACCAGGCCTGAATGCACTATTCGGGCTGGAGTACAAAAGGTATGACAATGAGTCTGCCGAAATATACACAACAGAATCAAGTGACAGGGCTTTCGAAGAGGAAGTAATGTTATCTGGATTCGCTAACGCAGATGTA